AAAATGATGGCACTTTAGAAATTTTGCTTCAATATTTAGAGCAATCTGGTTATGTTGTTACGTCAGAAGCAAATCACCTCTCCATGATCTTTGTGAAGCCCTGTGGGCATGCTACATTCGATGATGAAGGGTGTATAACGACATATTGCTCGAAACCCCACCTCCATTAAATAAAAACTCCCTCGCCAGTATGACGAAGGAGCTAAAGGAGGGATATGAGATTCGGAAACCATAATGACAAATAATTTATTTAATGTGAAGACAAAAAAGAAGAGCCAGGTTCGAAAACCTGACTCCCTCCCTTTAGACTCTTAATTTAACATTAACATTTGCAACAGAACAATAATAACATACGAATCAAGTACGCTACAAAGGACGAAGATAAGATAAGGACGTAATTTATCTAACCAACACCAAACCACAACTAGTCCGCTACTATTATGTCTGTAGCAAAATGTTTTGCAGAATACCCTTGTTGACTATACGAATCAACGAGGGTCCCTTTTAACATTTGCATTTTCATAGTAGCTGACTGGTTAAAATAACACAATATACAAAAATTATTTTAATTTAGGACGCAATATTATGTCAGTCATACGAGCAATCAAAGATAGCCTCAATCCATTTGTGCAGATCAACAAAAAAGTTTTTGATGATCCTAATCTTTCTTTAAAGGCAAAAGGGCTCATTGGTTTTTGTCTTTCGAAACCGGATCATTGGGTTTTTCGCATTAATCATTTGGAAAAAGTTTTGAAGGAAAAGGAGAAGGCCCTTTACTCAACTTTAAACGAATGTATCAATCAAGGATATGCCTTAAGATTTCAACATCGCCAAAAAAACGGGGACTTTGGACTTTGGGAAACGATCGTATCGGATAGTAAAGAAGAAATCCAAAGATTAATAAAGACACTCGAAAAAGACCCTGGTTTTCAAAAAATGTTTACGCTCCGCCGTTTTGGGGATCCGCTAAATGGGGATCCCCAAAAGGAGGAACTAGTAATACCTAATCTTAGTAATACTGATCTAAAAGAAACTACTACTAGCAGCAGTTTTTCTGAGCATGCAGAGGAAAGCAAGAAAAGCGTACCTGACCTAAAAGCACCAACTAAGCAAAGTACACCAAAAAAGCCCTCCAAATCAAAAGCTTCTTCTTTTCTCATTGACGAAAGATTGAAAGGTTTGGATATACCAACATCTTCTAAACAGACGATTTCTAAGCATTTTGATGGCCCTACAATCGAAAAAGCTATTGCTTGGGCTACCAATCCCTTGACCAAGATAAAAAAGAGCTTAGAAAAGGCTATTTACTGGGCTTGTGAAAATCCGGATAAGCTGGAAATCAAGAATAAAGAACAAGACACTAAAGAAAACAAAGCTTATGCCAAGGAAATTCATAAGAAAGCAAAGATTCCTAGCACTGTTAACTTTGAAGTGCTAAATTCATATGTTGAAATCGGACAGAAAGGGGGAAACTCTCTACCTACAATAATAGATTATGTAGACCGACCTTCAGTTTTCAGAGGACTTCTTGCGAGTGCAATGAAAAAATACAAGATCGAATGAGGCTATAAGGCATGGATGCCGAGAAAATAGTCGATTGGATAAATGCAATGACCATCGTTAGCGAAGCTAATCGCACGGGGGAACATTGGACATCCAAAAGAAAAAGACATAAGATTCAGCAATGGCAGATCAAAGCTCTATTTCAAGAGTTTGATCATCCTATTCCTTTGCCATGCAAAATCGTTATGACTAGACTTTATCCTAGACTACTTGATTATGTTAATCTAACTTCCTCTTTCAAATGGATACAAGATCAGATTGCGGATTGCATATTACCAGGGTTAGCAAAAGGAAGGGCGGACGGAGACCTACGGTTATCTTGGGAATTTATGCAAGAGAAGTCTTCAGTGAAAGGAATGAGACTAGAGATTTACACAAATATGGCGTTCAAGGATGAATAAACGTTCTTGAAGCTCTGAAACTTGTTTCTTAAGCTCCCCGTTCTTAGCATGCAAGCTTTTCCTCAATCGTTCATATTTCTCTATCTGGCATTCATAGAGATTCTCAAGATAAGCCACTTTGTCGTCTGGCTTTAACTCAACACAAAATGGAAGTTCAAGTTGCATATTTATGAATCCGTTCTTTCTTTATGACTAATTTTTATAGGGGCGCCCATCATCGACAGAATGGTTTCAATAACCGTTACTCTTTTATCGATGTCATTTACAGAACGATCGATTGATCTTAACCAAGTAATCATCCATCCAAAACCAGTCGCCATTAAACCCGCTAAAGTCCAAAATTGATAATCGGGCATTTTATATCTCCTTTTTATGTCTTCATAATACCACAGGAAATTATTTTTGTCTGTAAAAAAAGATGTCAACCATAAAATATATTAAAAATATTTCTTGTCAAAAAACACCTAATAAGCAATTCTCTATGAATCGAAACAAGAGAAATTCTTAAATGATAAACTGCGAACCTCTTCCAATTTCTGAAAATACCTTCAAAGAAATTGCTCTTAAAATAATTACTGATTTGGTCGACTATTACGAAATGACCATTCAATACAAACACCATCCCGATCAATTTACCTTCACAGAATGGAAATCCATTCTAAAAGACATTAGAGATGGATTTCTTATCTCGATAAGCAGAGAAAAAAAGACCCAAAAAGATGAAAAAATAATAGAAAGAGCTTTGTTTCTTTTTTGTAGATATTTCTTAGATTTAATTGAAAAAAGGTAATTATGGGAACCAGCGGAGTGCCTTTAGACAAAAACCTTATAATCAAGGGAATTTATGATAAAAAAGGAATTATAGAGCATGCAGCCAAATCAATAGGTTGTGATACGACTTCTATTTATGCATGGATGAGAAAAGATGAGGATGTAGAATTTGCTGTCAAAGATGCTCGACAAAAAGCTGATCAAGAGCGAATTGACAAAAGAGAAGTCCTCAAGCAAAAAGCTTATGCATCAGCCGAAGCTAATCTCGATCAATTTGATGGGACAATGACTATATTTCTTCTTAAAACTTTATGCGGATTCACTGAAAATACTCGCGAACAATCCATTGTCTTGAATTTAGTCGACCGACCATATAACGAAGGCGAAGAAAAATTATCTACAATGAGCTTAAATGACCAAGAGCTTGCAGATCCCGCATAAATTCCAATGTCGCCCTTATCAAATATCGGCGTGGGAAGCATGGAAACAGCGCAAAAAAAAGATGTGCCTTTGTTGGCATAGGGGAGCTGGAAAAGATCTATTTGCTTTGAATTGCTTTATTTGGCGCATGGTACGAGAGCCGGCCGTTTATCTGCATTGCTTTCCTCAATATAGCCAAGGAAAAAAAGCCATCTGGAATAGTCTTCACCAAACCGATGAGCAAGAGCCCATTTCATATTTAGATCACTTTCCCAAAGAGATCATAAAATATAAAAACAGCACTGAGATGCGCATCGAATTATTTAATGGAGCTATCTATTGCATTATGGGAATAGATGGCAAAAACGCCCAGCTTGCACGTGGCATGAACCCTACCCACGTTATTGTTTCAGAATATGCATACATGAATGAAGAGTCATGGGATGTCATAGAGCCCCGCGTGTCGCAAAATGGCGGCACAGTCATCTTTGCGTCTACGCCCAACGGAAAGAACCACTTTTATCGGGAGTTTAACTATGCAGCTAGTGGCCATAAACCTGATTATTTTGCTAGTCTTGTTACTAATGACGATACGCACATTCATACTTCTGAGCATTTGGAAGACCTACGTGCGAAAGGCAAGCCTGAAGATTTTATTAGACAAGAATACTTTTGTGACTTTTCAAGAGGGGCAGCAGGATCCTACTATGGGAACCTTATTCAAAAAGCTCGTCAAGAAGAGCGCATTACTACTTTGCGTATTAGTCCCAATTTACCTGTGCATACTGCTTGGGATATTGGCATTGGTGATAGTAATGCTATATTCATTTTTCAATGCCTCAACAATGGCAATGTAAACATCTTGCACTATTACGAAAATAGCAATGAAGGCCTTCCTCATTACATAAAATATTTAGACAATTGGAAGGCAAAGCATGGGGCAATATGGGGCACTCATTTCGTTCCTCATGATATGCAAAACCGTGAATATACTTCCGGCGTTGATAGGTTATCATCGGCGCGAAATTTAGGCTATGAAATGCGTATAGTACCTAAAAAGGGAATAGAAGATGGGATCGAGGCGGTTCGATCTCTTCTTCCGCATTGTAGCTTCGATGATAAGGAATGCAAGCGCGGTATTGACTGCCTAGACTTCTATCGAAAGAAATGGAATGACACTTTGAAAGTCTATTATGACGAACCCTTACATGATCAATATAGTCATGGGGCCGATGCTTTTCGCATGCTAGCGGTTGGTATTAATGCATTAGGTACAGGGGGAAATAATAAATTAACTCCGGATAAAATTAGAGAAATGAGAGTAAAAAGCTATGGATATTAGGAGATAAAAATGACAAAAAAGCTAAAAAGTTATGACGTTTTTTATAACCGTACTAAAAAATCAGTTTTTAAAGTAAGAGCCGAAAATGAAGAACAAGCACGAATCGTGGCCGATAATTTTTTGTTAAAAGATAGACATTTCGATAAAAGTTATGATGGAATAATTGAATTTGACAAGGTATTAGATAGCAGCGATCCTCTTCCTCAACCCGCTATTTTTGATGGAACTGGTTATAAATGGAAATGTTCAGATTATGATTGGGAATAAATATGAAACTTTCCATTCCAAAAGATATTTATGCCACCATTATGAGTAATAAAGTGCTTCATAAAATGTTTCACGATTTTATCGAAGTAGTTAAGACAGAAGATGATAAAAAGATCTTTGAATTTTTAGAAGATAACCCCGAGTTTTATCAAATGATCATGAATTATGCCCAATATGTTGAGATAATAGAAGAGGACGATGATGCTACGGAAGTGTAATAATTGTCTTTCAAAAATTCATGAATGTAAGTTTTTCAGTGAAGAATATAAATCCTGCAAGAAATGCTGTACAGATGAAGAAGTTAACTCCTATGTGCGACCTCCTCTTTCTAAATGGATGGATGGGTTAACTCCTACCAAAAAGGTTTTGATCATTAAACAAATATTGAAAGAATGGAAGCAATCCAATGCATGTAAATCTTGAAACTATCCAGCAATATATTAGCGAAGCTAATGCAAAGATTGAGCTTTTAAAGATGGACATCACCACTTATCAAAAGCGCATGAATTCAGCACATAAAGAAATATCTACAATGAATTTCTTGATAGACCAATATGTTAAAGCTTTGGAGTTATTAGAAAATGAACCTTCTAAAGAAAATCAAAGATAAATTATTTCCTGAAACTCAAACACTGGATTTAACGGAAATAGATGGATGCATAAGAAAATTAGTGAACATATCTATAGAACATACTAAGAGGTTGGACAAAATGGATGAGCTTATTAAAAAAGATAAGAAAAAGATGGATAATATGATGAATACACTAGTTAAGAAAGACATTCCTCGGGATAAAAAGATCAAGAAATGCGATAAAATGATGAAGGAAAAGAAATAATGCCTAAATGGGATGAATTGCGGCATGCTAGGGAATTAGTTAAACCCAATAAACCTATTTCCTTGTTCCCTGTTGCTTTTAAAATAGTTTTAAATGAAATAAGAGAGTTAAAGAACGAAGTCAAAAAACTTAAATATAAAAATAAAAAATCTTCCAGAATATGAGCTAGACTTTCAAAAAAAATTTGGTTAAAGTGTCAAATAAATATTTTAGTTTTACTCTACGCAAGGATGCATGATGCCAAAACTAACTATTCAAGAAGCGAATGAAAGATGGGCAAAAAGACAAAATAAACCTCAACCTAATGAGCATCCTTGGAAAACTTCTTTCATAAATAACGCAAAAGAGAAAGACACCGCTAAGAAAATTAAGAAGAAATAAACCGCTCTCTAAAGCAAGGACGCTTTAATGACTTGGCCAACGAGCAACCCCATTGCGCGAGAACTAGATGATTTTTGGAAAGAATCTCAATCCCTTTTCCAACAATTTTGGTATGAGGCTGATCTCGACACAAAAATGATGTCGGGTCAACAGGACTATTGGAATACTTTTTACAATAATAACTATCGAAATCAAAAGATATTGCAATTCAATAAGATTTTGAGAATCCGCAATATGATCGATGGTTATCAGCGTGACAATAGGCTTGCAACAATCATTTCAGCTGCGGATAATGACCCGGATGAGGGCGAAACAGCTGATCAATTGACTACAGTTCTCAATTGGGCTATGCGTCAAGATCAAACCTATGAAAAAATATCGGATTGTTTCGATGGAGCAGTTACATGCGGTCTTAATTTGCATCATATTTGGATGGACTTCCGAGAAGATCCAGAAAATGGTGAAATCAAAAGCGATAGAGTTCCTTTCAACGCTTTTCTTATGGATGCTTATTGGACAAAGCCTGATCTAAGCGATTGCGGTAGGATATGGACTAGAAAATATGTCACTGAAAGAGAGCTAATAAGCTTCATGCCTAATCTAAAGAAGGAAATTCCTTCTCTTGGAAAAGGCTATTCTACTAAAGATGGAAAATTTCAGTTCCTGGCTCAAAATTGGTATCAATATAACCAACAACTCTATGCCTATGATGAATATTGGACACGTGATTATAAACAAACACGAAAGCTTTTGGATAGAAAAACTGGAGAAGTTGTCGACTGGAAAGGTACAAGAGATCAATTCCAATATTTACGCCGTTTCAATCCTAATGTAGAGTTAATAAAAGCCTCAACACCTACGGTAAAATGGCATGTATTAGTTAACAATCAATTGGTCTATGAAGAAGTAGGTCCCTACGGTATAACTCGATTCCCTTACGTTCCCTATACATGTTATCATTTTCCAGAGGTTCAAAACTATGCCTATAGATACCAGGGCGTTGTCCGTAATACTAGAGATAGTCAAATAGAACTAAATCGTCGTCGAAATCGCCTTTTAGATATATTGGACGCACAAATCCAAAGTGGACTCATGGTCAAGGAGGACGCTTTGGTTAATCCCGAAGATGCCTTTTTCCAAGGACCAGGAAAGATCTTGTACTTTAAGCAATCTGCCAATTTGGCTACCGATGTGGCACCAATTCCCCCTCCTCCTGTTGCCCAAGGATGGATGGAACTTATTCAAACCATTGAAAAAGAAATAATGGATATTGTCGGCCCTGAAGAGCTTTTTGCTCAGAATATGGGTGCAAAAGAAATGACTGGTGTCTTAATGAAGCTTAAAATGGGAGCCGGTCTTGTTGGATTACGTAATATATTTGATAAGCTTAATCAATCTCAGATGTACGTTGGGGATATCATGACTGAAATGATGATGAATAATTTCAGTTTAGGAAAAGTAGCGCATATATTAGGTAAACAGCCTACTCAGACTTTGCAAGATACAATGAATCCAGAAAATCAGCTTCTTCATATGGCTGCAAGTATGTTTAAATACAATTGCGCAACGGAAGAAGGGGAATTGACAAGCACACAAAGGCAACGTCAATTCCTAGATGCTATTCAAATGAAGCAAATGGGAATACCAATTAGCAATAAATATATCCTTGAAAAATCTACTCTAGCAGGTAAAAAAGAAATCATTGAAGATATACAGCAACAAGAACAACAGCAACAGCAAATGCAACAACAGCAATTCCAAGCTGAGATGCAGCAATCTCAGGTCTTAGCAAGATCACTTGAGGCTAAAGCTCAAAGTGACTTCGCTTCAGCAGAAGAAAAGAAAACAAGAGCCATTTCCGATATGGGATTAGCAGAACACCACGAAGCTTTAGCCGTTGCAGACCGAGCAAAAGCTACATTGGAAAATGTTAAAGCCCTTCACGAGTTAGATGAGATCCCAGAAAACCGTTTAATCAAATTAATCGATACAATATTATCTATGCAGGAAAGACAAAAAGCTATGCAACAATCAGAACAGGAAAGCGCAGAAAACGCCGCTGATCGCGCTAGCTCTGAAGTAAAGAAAGCTGAAAGTGAGACAAAACTTAAATCATGATAAAATACATTAAGAAGTTTTTTGAAATTAAAAAAATCGAATATCTTCCTGTAAATTGGTGTGAAGGAAAAACAAACGAAGAACTTCTCTCTAAATTGAAAACAGAAAATCAAATTTCCTTGGCGAGTGGTCACATGATTGTGATCGAGTTATTAGAAAGATTGATAAAAGATAAAGAGATTTCAAAACAAGGCTAGAGATGCAAACATTTGATATTACTACATTAATAGCTATTGGCGGCAGTACTTTTGCCATTATAGCTACAATGATAAGCCTTTTTCTATGGATAAGATCAGAAGCTAATAGTGATCGACGAGAAATCCATAGTGTCCAAAGAGAAGA